ACACCAATATGGTATTTCAATCGTTGGCGTGATGTGAGAACTGCTGTTGATTTTCTATACAACACACAAGATGGTTATACCGATGTGGATTATCCAGGTTGGGATTCAAAAATGGAAATCACCAAACATAATCCAATTGATGACTGTTTGTTGGATGCCATGATGTTGATGTATGGAGTTAAACATGGATAAATGGGCACCTTTTTGGTCATCAGTAATTGCTATTGCAGGCATGGCTCTTATGTGGGTGATTGGTTATTTGCAAGGTTACAATGATGCAAAGGATGGAAGATGAATAAACTGTTAATGTTAGTTGTAATGTTATTGACGGCCTGTGGCCAACATTCAAGTGAAAGTACCGCATACGCATCGGATGTTAATGATGTGATTGTCAAAGACGTTTGTATGCAACGTGAAGTTTTTAATGAGTGTATGAAGGCATTACCCGCAGGTCCACAATCAACCAAGTATAATGATTGGGACGAAGTTGTGAAAGAATGCCGACACACAGCACGTTACTTATCAGAACGTAGACGAAAATTTGTTAAACCAGAATGTGAAGGTACATAATGACATACGAAGAACGACAAGTGTTAAACCAAAAACATATTGAAAATCCTCAACCAGGGGATTTTTGGCATGAAATGTTTTCGCCTTATCATGTGGTCTTGGCAGTTGCGGACAACCATGTGATTATCTGTGAGAAAACAAAACCAACCGATGCAAATCATTATACGTTTGATTTATCAGAGACTAAAACACTCAGTCACCTTGAACACCGAAACTTGGTCACTTATTCATCCATGCGAGATAAGTTTGTCGCTGATGTTGTACCGAATAGTAAACTAATGCCGATGGTACAAGAATGGCGTGATGCAAAATTCAAAGAATTAAAATCTCAGTTGGAGTATTTCAAATGAAACTCTCAGAATTACACCGCCAAGTAAACCTGTATTGGAATGATTCCAAACAGGAGTATGAGGACCAAGAAGTGATGATTGTGGTCAAATTACCATATCAAACTGTTGGTGCTCATCCAATGAGAGCAGTCAAGGCTGTATCACCTGGTTTTGATTGGGAACATGGCAAGTTTATGATTTGGCCTGAAACTGATTTGTATCCATCCTCAGAGGAGATAATGGAAGTATTCAGGCGGATGGAAAGACAAGCAGGTGAATTGTATAGAAAAAACATTGCACTTGAATCTGAAATTAAAAGGTTAAAAAATGCGTTGGAAAAGCCCCAAACCAATCCCTAAAATCGGCAACAGACGTAGAGTGACCAGATTTGCATGGTTACCTACCCAGGTCGAATCCTACAAATACTGGTTGTCATTCTATATCAGCGTGCAACGATGGCAAGATGGATGGGTGGAAGTTGACCGTGAGGTCCCTATTTTTTACTACTAAAGTATTACTGTTGTATTCCTGCAACAATGGTTGCCAGGTACCACAAACTCTGGTATAATTAGTGTTTTGATTGATTGATAAAAGGCATTTGTAATGATTCTAAACAACGCACCACAGGCAGAAGCTGTATTGTCCAACGTTGGCGAAATCGGTGAGTTCCGTATTCGTAATTCCGCTAAGGCATTCAACATTCTATCTTCTGGTTTGTATGCCAACAAAATCAAGGCCATCATTCGTGAGCTCTCATGTAATGCCTTGGATTCACATATCGCTGCAGGTAATGACCAACCATTTGAGGTTCACCTGCCAACTACACTAGAACCCTATTTTTCTATCCGAGATTTTGGTACAGGACTTAACCATGACCAAGTCACCAATATCTACACCACCTATTTTGAGTCCACTAAGACTAATAGCAATGCTTTCATTGGCGCCCTTGGTCTTGGTTCTAAGTCTCCATTTAGTTATACGGATAACTTCACCGTAACAACCATTAAAGATGGTCACAAAGGTATTTACTCCGCTTTCATTAATGGTGAAGGTGTGCCTTCTATTGCTCTCATGGGTGAAGAAGATACAACCGAACCTGCTGGCGTAGAGATTAAATTCTCCGTGAATGACCGTTGGGACTTCAGTAAGTTTGAAGATGAAGCTTCAAAGGTGTATCGTTGGTTCAAACAGAAACCAAAATTCACTGGTGCTGAAGTTCAAATCCGTGATTTTGAATATGTAAAAACTGATATCATTCCAGGTGTTCACCAAGTTTCTAATTCAGGTAAAGCTCTTGCTGTGATGGGTAACATTGCATATCCAATTGAAGTGCCTAATGCTGACAAGAACCTTGGCAATGATTTGTTTTCTATGTTGAAAACTGGCCTTGTGATGGAGTTTGCCATCGGTGAGTTGGACTTCCAAGCATCACGTGAAGGTCTGTCCTACATTCCACAAACCATTGACGCTATCAAAAACAAATTGATTGCGTTGAAAGATGCCTTGGTTGTTGTATTGGCACAAGAAGCTGATGCAATTACTAATGCTTGGAAACGTTCGGCATTTTTGTATGACCGTAAAAACAATCCATTGTGGGTTGCCGCTGTCAAAGACTATGCTAGCAAGAACAACACACCGTTGTTTGATGCTGCCAACCAATGGGGTCGTGTGTATGATTTTGAATTGATGTGCAATGATGCAGCCAAATTCAATATTGCATTGAGTGGTTTTACTAATCGCCGTGGTGAACGTGGTTCAACAAACATGAAGTTTCGTTCAGCACGAACTGACAAAAAAGATGCCAACGGACAATATATTTTGGAATCATATTTCAATTTTGGCATTAGTAACGATGTTTATTTTGTTGCAAATGATACTAAGATTGGTTGTACCGAACGTGCTAAGGCACACTTCCGCAACCATGAAGATCCAAAAACATGGACACGCCAGGTTATCTTGTTGAATAAAATCGACAAGACCAAAGATATGGACTTGAAAGGTTTTTACGACCACATTCATAATCCACCAGAAGAACAACGCATGGTTGTTTCTGCAATGGATGAACGTGAACGTAACCATGGCAAAGGCATGGGTAAGAATATTTCCATTCTGACCTTAGAAGAACGTGGTGGTACCAGTTGGCATACATCATCCAAAGATTTGGTGTGGCGTGATGCTGGTAAGTTGGATTCGTTCGATGATACCAAAACACACTACTACATTCCATTGAAAGGTTTTGAACCACAATATAGTGACAAGATGAAATACACTCATAGTGTGAGTCATTTGGTTGCCACAATGAAGAATACCAAAATGCCTGAACTTGATGTGAAGGTTTATGGTGTCCGTAAAGGTGATATGCCTACCATTCTTGGTAAAAAGAACTGGGTCAATGTGGAAACCTATATCGACAAGGTTTTGGATGGTATCAAAGATAAAGTGGTAATGTCCGATGTGTTGATTGCGCTTGACAAGCACGCTGTTTTTGAGTATAATTACCAAAAAATGTATGATACAATTACCAACGATAAGAGTCCTGCAAAGGCATTCTTCAAAGACATTACAGGATTGCCTGAGTTGTCTGGCCATCGTGCGTTGAAGAATCTTTTGGAAATGTTTGTTATCAAATCCGACAAAGACCTTGCTGCTTTGATTGCCAAATACAAAGGTTTGTTGCGTGATTTTTCTGAACGTTATCCATTGGTAACAAAATTTAATTCATACGCAAAAGAACAACATATCGCAGAATACATTGATTTGGTTGATACTGTAAAGGGTGTTTGATTATGGATATAGATAAAGAAGTAAAAGACGCTACCAAGCGTGTGAATACTTTTATAACACGTTTGGCAAAGAAGTTGAAAGATGAAACTGCCAAACAATTTGAAATTGCTCGTAAACTAAATGAAGGTGTAAAATGAGTTTCCCGTATTTGATTCAAGGTAATAACGTTGTGGTCGTTATCAAAAATAAACCACATACAATTTCTAAGACACACATCACATACCAGAAGGTTGTTGATGCGATTAAGGCCAATGATTGGCAAACTGTCGAGGACATTATTGATCCTAAGAAAGTTGTGTTGAACTATGGTAACGGTAACGTGGCCATTCAAGGTGAAAAGTTGTTCTGGAAAGGCAACGAAATGCATGGTGCCATCGTTAAGCGTATGGTGCAAATGTTGCAAGATGAATTCCCAATTGAACCATTGGTTCTTTTCATGGAAAACATGATGCAAAACCCATCATATCGTTCTGTAAATGAATTGTATGGTTTCTTGGAAAAGAATAACCTGCCAATCACACCAGATGGCCACTTCCTTGCATACAAGAAAGTCCGTGATGACTACAAGGATGTTTACTCTGGTACAATGGACAACTCTGTTGGTAAAATTGTGGAGATGGAACGCAACCAAGTTAACGATGACCAGAACCAAACTTGCTCCGCTGGTTTGCACTTCTGTTCAGAAGGTTACTTGAACCACTTTGGTGGTAACCGTGTGATGATTCTTAAAATCAACCCACGTGATGTTGTGTCCATTCCTACCGATTACAACAACAGCAAGGGTCGTGCCTGCCGTTATGAAGTGATTGGTGAAGTTGGTGTAAATCCTGAAGATGCGGTAGAATTTACTGCACCAGTGCAGGACAATGCCAACTCTTGGAACCAAGAACAAGATACCTTTGTTACCAATTTTGGTTAAAAATGGCTTGCCATCCTCGTGATGGCATGTTATAATAATGTTTTGATTGATTGAAAGTTTTGTAATGACATATTTTTTGAAGAATGGTAACACTTACCGTGTATCTACCAAAGAGGCAATGGACTTACATGATAAGTTGCCTGCTGGTAATTATGTGGTTAAGATGGACCCACATGAAAATCTATACATTGAACACATTGATTCTTTTGATTCACCTAAGAAAATGTATGGTGACGTTCAGGCAAAAACTGACCGTATCATCCAAACCTTTATGAACCGTGATAAGTCAACCGGTGTTCTGTTGACTGGTGAAAAGGGTTCTGGTAAAACCATGTTGAGCAAGAATATCTGTATTGACCTTGCCAAAGTTGGTGTGCCAACTATTGTTATCAACCAGCCATGGCATGGCGATAAATTCAATACACTAATTCAATCCATTGAACAACCATGTGTTGTGTTGTTTGATGAGTTTGAAAAGGTGTATGACCGTGAACAACAAGAGCATATGCTTACATTGTTGGACGGTATCTTCTCTAGCAAGAAATTGTTTCTGTTGACATGTAACGATAAGTGGCGTGTGGATTCCCATATGCGTAACCGTCCCGGTCGTATCTTCTACTACTTGGCATTTCGTGGTTTGGATGAAGATTTCATCCGTGAATATGCGGAAGATAACCTTATCAATAAGTCACACATTGATAAGTTGGCATCCATTGCCTCTGTATTCTCGGCCTTTAACTTTGATATGTTGAAGGCAACTGTTGAAGAAATGAACCGTTACGATGAATCACCTGCTCAGGCATTGTCCATCCTTAACGTGAAGGCAGAGTTTGACACTGGTACATCATACAACGTTGAAGTGTTCCGTGGTGATGAAAAGGCAGAACGCACAAGCCCATCCGTTTGGACTGGTACACCTTTGGCCAATGATGAAATTGGTTTGAATATGTATTTCAAGGCACCAAAAGGTAAATCTGAACCAGATGAACTCACCTTGATGACTGCTGATGAGGTAGAAACAACAGAAGATGACGTTAAGTATGGTTGGATTGATGAAGATTTTGCCGCAGGTGACTTGGTGAAGTTTGATTCTAAATCAGGTAAGTTTATCTTTGAGAAAGGTGGAATCACCGTGATTCTGTCACGTATCAAAGAACGTACCTACAACTTTGATGCATTTTGATGTTTAACTTTTTCAAGAAGAAGCAAAACGATAGGGTGTTAGCACAAACACCTTATCCTATCCTTGATGAGTATGCGAAAGAAGCTGGTGCCGTTAGAGACCCTAACGGTTACTATATGTTCACGCCATATGAATTGTGGGACTTTGCTCTATATATTTTAAGTGATACGTATGTTATGTGTAAGCAACAACCTGATATCACAGCCAAAGAAGTTATTGAAGAATTTAAGGTAGACCATGAAAACACCTAAGTTTTGTAAAGACTGTAAGTGGTCTGAACCAGAAGAATCATCCAATTGGAATTTGCGTTGTAAAAATCCAATAGTCAATTCAAAAGATTCTTGGGCACTAGCTCATGCAACATTTCATGGTTCTAATTGTCGTGATGAACGTGAACGTGGATTCTTTAGTGCATGTGGTATGAAGGGTAAACTCTGGGAGAAAAAAGATGAGCGACCAAGAACAGAAGGACAAGCGTAGTAAACGCCTTCATGCAGAAGAAGCTGCAATTAAGAAACAACAAAAGATTGCCATTCAACATGGCATGGATCGTAAAGAAGTAGAACGTGAACCACATAAGTTTGCAAAACACCACGCCATGGATTGCGGTAATCCAGAATGTGGAATGTGTGGCAACCCACGTAAGACACAAAAAGATAAATTAACCGTGCAAGAAAAATCATTCAAACAAACTGAAAGTTGGAAAGATGCTGAATAGAAACCAATTGGCCTTTGTCAGAGCTGCTGAAAAAGCATTTGGCGTTGGCTCTATTTTGACCCGTGAAGAAATTGAGATAGTTGTCAATATAAACAAACTATCTTTTCCATATTGGTTCACAACCAAGTCGGAATACCGTGCAGGTCGTGGTCAATACAAACTGCCAAATATTGGCACCGATACTGCAACTAAAGAACCTGAAATGGAAGTTGCATTGGCTGCTCAAGTGCTAGAGTTCCGTCAACCAAAACTCGTTGATGATTCTGATGTATCAATCCCTGTAAAGTATAAAGATTATGTCCCATTTGGTTTTTACAAAGACCTTTCAAACATTATTAATTCTGGTGAATTTTACCCTGTGTTTATTACTGGTCTATCTGGAAACGGGAAAACCCTAATGGTTGAGCAAGTATGTGCTACGTTGGGCCGTGAATGTATCCGAGTCAACGTTTCTATTGAAACTGACGAAACTGATTTACTTGGTGGGCCTACACTTGTTAATGGTAATGTTGTTAATCGTGATGGTCCTGTTATTACTGCGATGAAACGTGGTGCCGTTCTATTGATTGACGAAGTTGACCGTGGTTCTAACAAACTAATGTGTTTGCAAGGTATTCTAGAAGGCAAACCACACTTCAACAAAAAATCTGGTGAGTTGGTTAAACCAAAAGAAGGTTTCAACGTGATTGCTACTGCAAACACCAAAGGTCGTGGTAGTGAAGAAGGTAAGTATCTGTCACAGATTTTGGACGATGCGTTCTTGGAACGTTTCCCAATTACTGTTGAACAGGAATATCCTGATATCAAGACTGAGAAGAAGATTCTCACACCATTGATTGCTGATAAAGATTTTGTTGAGTGTCTGACACAATGGGCAGATATCGTAAGACAAACACATGAACAAGGTGCTGTTGATGAAATTATCTCTACACGCCGTTTAGTTCACATTGCAAAGGCATATTCTATTTTCAAAGATAGAATGAAGGCTATCAAGTTGTGTGTGGCTCGTTTTGATGATGAAACAAAAGAAGCATTCATGGATTTATATTCTAAAGTTGATGCGAAGGTGAATCCTCCACCAGCACCACCTGAGAAACCAGAAGTAGTGTCTACACTTGAAGCTGAAATTCCCTTTTGATTGGGCGGGTTTAACTCGCCGAATCAATAACCCAACACCTGCTGAGTTGGCGCAACAGCAGGTTCAATTTGAAGCCGCCTACAATTTGTTATTTGGAAATCCCTGAAAGGAAATATATTATGAGTAAACATACTGGTAAACCTAACCGTCACGAAAAAGTTGCTGTCACCTTGTTGTCTGGCAAACCTGTTACACCTGATGAGATTCAGGCTGTATTCAAAGGTACGGACCAAGAGAAGGTAATGTATCGTTTGAGCACCAACATTTACAACATTCGTAAAGATGGTGGTATCGTTAAAGTTATTAAGGATGGACGCAAGGTTCAAGCCTATCAATTGGTGAACTACACCGAGTTTGATGCAAATGGTCGTTATGTTGGCAAACAAACACCTGCACCAGTTGCAACACAAACAACACAAGAAGCTGAGACTGTATAATGGATATTATCTTTAAAATTTGTGGTGTAATTGGCCTGATTATTTTTCTTGGCCTTTTACTGTCAGTACCAACTTGGTTACTATGGAATGCTTGTTTAGTTCCTGCTGTTATTGGTCTGAACGAAATTTCATGGTTGCAGGCTTGGGGTTTACAGGTTCTTGTTGCATCATTGACACGAACTGGACTTGATACCAAGAAATGAACCAACACGACCGTGACAATCTAAAATTTCTGATGAATTGCCCTCAGGATGAATTTGATGCATGGATGGAAACTGCAACACCTGATGATGTTGACTATGCACTAGAATTGATCCGTAGGGCAAAATCAGAAATGATGGTGGAACAAATTGAATTGCAGGAATGCGTAGAGTTGGAAGACTTTGACGAAGCCAATGCAATAATTGATAGGATTAAAAATGTGGGAAAAAATTAAAGAGTGGATGAGGTCTGAGTATAGTATCTGGTTCTTCATAGGATACTTCCTATGCGATTTCCTAGACCAACTGTTACTGGGACACCATTTAAGTGCCGGTATTGCACTGGCCATTGTGATGGCGAACATCTGGTTATTAAGAAATAAGTAGTACTTGCCAGAACCTCCGATTTTGATATAATCCTTTCCATCTTTGTGAAGGACTTTGTTATGAAATATCTTGTTTTACTTGCCTTGCTCGGCCTTACGGCCTGTGGCACCTCTAAAATTCCAGGTTATGATGGCCCAAAAGCACTGGATCGTCCTGCCGTTATTCGTGGTGCTCGTGACTGTATCAATGGCCGTATGAAACCAACGGTTCAATATCTGTCACAAAAAACAGAGCATGGTGTGGTTCTTGTACCTGTCGAGGTGCATTGTGACCCTTACGGCCAACACAACCAAAAAGGAGAATAATATGTCTCCAGCTATGACCGCTCTATCAGGTGTTGGCATCACACATTCAATGTTGATTCTTGCTGTTCTATTCGTAGCGGCAGCAGTTGTCATTGGAATGTATTGGCATGTAATTCTTCCAGGTGCAGGATTAATTGCAGTTGCATTACTATTTGTTTCTGCACCATCAGAGAAACAACCAGAAGTTGTTAAAGAAGAAACCCAACAATCGGTACCCGAAGTCAAAGAAGCCAAGGTTGTCACCGAAGAACAACAATTCATGGAAGATTGTTTGTCAGTTGCGGAATATCCTATGTTGAAATGCAAACAACTATGGAATGAACGCCGTGTGGAAGAAACCAAGATTGTAAATGAAACAAAGGAGGTCTCCGTTAAGGAGCACGAGTTTCGACCTGTCAGTTCTGTCAAACTGCTGGACGTGGATAATCAAGAATATAAAGATAAGCGTGCTGCTGCAATTAGTAAACCTAATGCGGTAGTTTTACAGGCAACATACCGTTAAAGGAAATATATGATTAAATTATACCGTGGATTAATTGATATTTTGATTTTCAATTCACGCACAATGGATGAAATGTTTACGAAACATATCCGTGAAGGTTGTGAAGGTGATAGAGATAATGACTTTGGTGTAAAAGGATTCTGGAACTTCTTACTTGAAGTGACAATGGTTCTTTATGTTAAAATGTTTATTGCATTTGGTGTATTCTTGGCCGTATCATTAGCAATTGTATTCTTCCCATTGTATGCCATTAAAACGAGCATTATGAATGTGATTAATCACAGAGCACCACCATTTGAACCTGAATATATCGAACCAACAGCGGAGAAGAAAAATGGCTGAGTGGAAAGTAACACCTAATTGGAAAAAATCTATTATTGAAAGACAAGAGTGGTTCAAAGATGGGAATAAACTCATTGTTGAAACGGGTTGGCGCTGGGGTGAATTTGTTGTCTACACCGATGACGATACGCCTCCAAATTTGGAACCGGGAGTGGATATTTTCGATTGTGGTTACGAAGCTGAAATGATTGAAACCACTGATGGTTGTTGGGAAGAACATGACACGGACGAATGTGATGAAGAAACCCAAGCCTGGTTGGAAGAATTCTTGGAAGAAAACTCTGTATTTGACCTAGAAGAACACGGTTGGTCATACGGTGACACCGAAATGATTATTGATTGTGAAATGACAATCGAACGTATTGATGATTAAGAAACATAAAATGTTAGAACCAGCATTCACAGTTGCAGAAGTTACAAATATTCTAAATGCCAAGGATCATATTGTATCCAAGGTGTCAGAATTTGCAATGACTATTAAAAAGTTAGGCATTGGTGCTGAGGTGGACTTTTTTGTGAGTGGTGGTTGCACCGCATCCTTATTACAAGGTGAAGTACCTAAGGACTTTGATGTGTATTTTATACACAAAGGTATCTGTGACGAAGTTGTTAAATTATATAAATCAGAATCATATAAAAATGAAGTGGCCACATACAATGAAAAATATCGTGATGTGGACTTTGATGATGGTTCTGGTGAAAAATTAGTTATTACAGAAAATGCCATGACATTAAAGAATGGCATCCAAGTTATTATTAAACATCACGGCATTCCAGATGCGGTAAGAAGAACATTCGACTTTGTTCATTGTTTACCATATTATTCTTCGGTTGGAAATAAATTTTACATTTCACGTGGACAGTATGACTGCTGTGTGAATAAGACTTTGAAGATTAATAGTGGTTCTATTCCAGCTCTAGGCCGTATAGAAAAATTTAAGAAAAGAGGCTACACTTATGGCGAATCCCAAAACACCACCACGAACACCACAAACAGTTAATATAGGCAGTAATGGCGTAATATCTAGTATAACAGCTTCAAATATGATGTGGGAAGGTTCAAGTACTACTACATCAGCACTACCAACAACAGAACACCTGATTAAAGGTGAAATGTTAGGCGTTTCAAAAATTGTTGATACGATGCACCGCATGAATTCTCCTGTTGATGATGATGATTATAAAGATATTATCAAAAGAGAATTGCTTCAAATGTTGGTCAATGAATTGTGGAAAACCAACCATGTCGAGTTTACGATGATGAAAGACCAGGCGAAATTGCAAGATATTTACCGTGCCAGGATTTGTACCGTACCGGACACCCAAGTCCGGATACTGCGGGAACGAGGCTTGCCAAAATAACCGGGTTGTGTTATAATATACACATACTGGAGAAGTAAATGAAATTTGCATTATGTTCGGACATCCATTTGGAATTCGGTCCGATTGAATTATTGAATACAGAAGGTGCTGATGTTTTGGTGCTTTCTGGTGATATCTTGGTTGCCAAGGATTTGCATTTGCCTGATCCTACAGGTATCATTGAGACACGTAAATCCATGATGTTGTATGAATTCATGGATAATTGCTGTGCTGAGTTTGAGGACGTTGTTTACGTCATGGGTAACCACGAACACTACCACGGTGATTTTGCTAAAACTGCTGATATTCTACGCACACACTTCAAGCATCCAAATTTGCATATCTTGGATAAACAATCTGTGACAATCAAGGATGTTACCTTTGTTGGTGGCACTTTGTGGACTGACATGAACAAGGAAGATCCACAAACTTTGTACGCTATCAAAGGCGTGATGAATGATTTTAAGACTGTTACCAACAGTAATAATCCTCCATCAGTTATCAAAGGTGGTCATTTCAATGAAGCTGGTCAATTTGTGCAAGACCCATGGGGTACACATACTCGACCTGCTAGATTGATGCCTGAAGATGTGGTTGCTGACCATAAAGAAATGTTGGCACATATTAGTGCCAGCTGTGCTGCATGGCCATGGGCAAAGTTTGTTGTTGTTGGTCACCATGCACCAAGCAAACAATCAACTCACCCACGTTACAAAGACGAAGTGTTGATTAATGGTGCATACAGCTCTGATTTGAGTGAATTCATTTTGGATCGTCCTCAGATTAAAGTGTGGACCCATGGTCATACACATGAGCCGTTTGACTACATGATTGGTACAACTCGTGTTGTAGCAAACCCACGTGGTTACATCGGTTACGAAGATTTGGCTGACCAATTCAAACTGCAATACATCGAGGTGTAACATGCCAAAGGATATTTTTGCCATTTATTTGGAACTGTGTATCCTTTGGCACAAGGACATTCGTGATTCTGCTTTTAATGATTTTGACCGTAGATGGAAACAAGGTCAAATTGACTTGTTGCAGGAAATGCTTGATGAAATTGATGGTGTTGTGAAGCCATCTTTAGTTGATGAAATATTAGCCATATCAAAAAAGATTGAGAAATACTATGCGAAACACAGACGTTCAGAAAACAATTGATATGATGGAGAAAAACATGGAAAAGAAATTATACATGGTCGAAACAGTTTCAATCTTTCGCCATCGCTATGTGGTGAATGCTCGTGAAGCTGAACACGCATGTGATGAAGTTGTTATGAATCTAGGCACTTGCGAAGAATTTGGCGAGTTCTCACAGAAACACATTGATGAAAATATTATATCGGTACGTGAAATTAGTGCAAAAGATTATCTTGAAACCTTTGATGAGGACAACGACTACCTAAAGGATTGGACCATTTCACAAAAGATGAAATTCATTAATGATATTAATTACGAGGACAATGAATGAAAAAAGTATTAGTAACAGGTAGTTCCGGTTATATTGGCCAACACCTTTGTTTGTGGTTGTCCAAAAATTACCACGTGACTGGGTTGGACAAACGTGGCCATGGCACAGGTTGCCATGAGTTTATTCAACAAGACATTCTGGACAGTAAACATATTGACGGTGAGTATGATGCAGTCATTCACCTTGCTGCATTGGTACAAGTTGGCGGTGGCCAAAAAGCCATGATGGACTATTACCGCACCAATGTAACAGGCACCATGAATATGTTGGAACGTATTGATTACAAACAATTCATTTTCGCTTCAACCTGTCAGGCATATGGTCCTCATGTGTATGGCACAACCAAATCTATTGGTGAAAGAATGATTCGCCAGTATTCGGAGTTGAATGCTAAGAATTATACTATCTTCCGTTTTGGTAATGTTATTGGTTCTGCTGGTTATGCACCAACCAACACCGATGGACTGATGTATAATCTAATAAAGGCCATAGAAACAGGCACATTCAACCTGTATGGCACCGATTATGCAACTAAAGATGGTACTGCCTTGCGTGATTATTTGCATATTGCAGAAGTTTGTTATGCAATTGAAAAGGCAATTGAACGAGCAAGTTGTGTACCTACAGCAGAGATTCAGCCATTATATGAATATCTTGGTCACAAAGAAGAGGTTACTGTAAAACAATGTATTGATGCTTTTAAGAAAGCAAACAACTGTGATTTTGAGGTTGTGGTTAAACCACGCCGTGAAGGTGACGTTGGTGTTATCAATGTTGACTATCAGATATCACCATACATGCCACAAAATGTTTACACACTAGAACACATGATGAAGTTATGAAAGTCTATAAAAGTAATTACCGCAACCACTGGATTTCTCCTTACAAAGTTTTGGAGAAAGTCTTTTTCTGGAAAGAAATTGACTATGATGATCCGTTCATTGAAAAGTGGGCAGACCGTTTGATGCCAATCTGTGTTGCCATTCAAAAGGTGATGGATTTTATTCATCCACAAATTGATTATGTGAAGATTGATAGGTATGATACTTGGTCGATGGATCACACCTTGGCCAATATCATTCTGCCAATGTTGAAACAACTCAAAGAAACCAAACACGGTTCACCTGCTGTTGATGATGAGGATGTACCTTTCGAATTGCGTTCATACACCGCATGGCCTGTGGAAGATTATGATATAGACGAACATTGGCACGCTCGTTGGGATTATGTTCTTGGCGAAATGATTTGGGCATTTGAACAAAAGGTTGATATTGATGACGAACAACACTTTTTCGACCATAGTAAAAGCACAGGTAAACTTTGGGGTGATGATTATGTTCCACCAAAAGTTGATTGGGCAGGTCTAAAAGCACACCAAGAACGTAAAACAAATGGTTATCGTTTGTTTGGTAAGTATTATGAAGGACTGTGGGACTAATGAAACTATACCTACGTTATTGGTGGAATGTTTGGGCCAAGGCACTAGGTGAAAAGGCGGGTCCTAATGACAAGTTTGCCGACAGGGTGGCTTTCATTAGGACTCTAATTGTGTTATCATACTTGGTCACAAATGGTTTTATTATTGCAGGCGTCATACGCCATTGGGGTTAATTATGTTATGTTATCTTGATTATATTTCTGCTGTAAGACGACTGCATGAGGCTGAGAAAACTGTCACTATGTTGAAAGGTGATAAGTATTCTGAACGTGATGTACCTATGCAGGTCTTGGCACAACGTGACTTCATTAAGAAGGAAAAAGAATACTATGGTGATGAATGTGTTAAATGGACTTTCATTCTAGCGTTTGTCGCTTGGGGTAGTTTTGTTGTATATGGTATTTGTAAACTTGCAGGAGTAATCTAATGTTTGAGAAACTTAAATCTTTTTTCACCAATAGGATTCTATTGAATATTATTGAGTTGATTTTGTTGATTAGTATTATTGCTTTCCTGTTACCCTACCTAAAGGACAACAAACCATCTAATGAATTGAAAGATTTTAAGGACGGTATTCAAAATCACCTGACCTGGTCAATCAAAGGTGAATGTTTTTTTGTACGACCAAACGATGATGTGACTGTATACTTGGTACGTGTCCCTGATTGTGATAAAAAATAAGGAGTTAATATGAGTTTATTCGTAGAAGTTGACAGTCTTGAAAAGGGTTGTCCTGTTATTATTAATTTGGATCATATCGTAGAGATTGCACCATTGGCCGCAGGTGGTTGTGCATTGTTTACTGCTGACGGTGCAGGTATGAATTCTAAGAGTTCTATGGTTGTTAAGAATGATTATAATGAATTCAAGCAGTTTGCTATGCAGACTGTAAGTGCAGAAGATATCGCTCGCCGTTTCCCTAAGGTTGCTGAAATGGCAAAAAATGCAACATCGAAGAAAAAAGATCCAGTTGACGCACCATTGGACATTCCTAAGTTGTAATGAATGATATAGTTGCCGGCATTTTTGAATGGATCAAGAATGACTACAAAACAAACCGAGTTCGATTCTTTGTCGAATTACTCGCATGGGCAACTAGCCTATCTTGTAGCATCGGTATGGCAGTTACTGTCCCTAATCCTCCTCTTATTTACCTTTACCCTGCTTGGGTTAGTGGGTGTGCTATGTATGCTTGGGCTGCATGGAGTAGAAAGAGTTTTGGAATGCTGGCGAACTACATCCTCTTAACAACTATTGATACTATTGCTTTGATTAGAATGTTATGGAACAATTAAACACAATATCCGTCACCACAAGTTTTAATACAACAACACAGGTTTATCAAAGTGGTGGTCCGCACAAATTTGAAATACCACAATCATCGGTAATGATACCCAAACCATTGTCTTATGATTTCCGTGTTGCTGAATATGAGGACAAGGATGGTAATATTACCCAGGTTGGATTACAGGTTGCTGTCTTTGAACACGATAATTATGGTGTCCGACAGCTGCGGCAAGACTGGACACCAGTGAAAAGGGTACGCTTGCCAGCAGGTTAATAATGTGTTATAATACTCGTTATGAATATCTTTTATCTACACAACGACCCCAAGCAATGTGCTCGTATGCACAACGACAAGCATTGCATCAAAATGATTCTTGAGTATGCTCAACTTTTATCTACCGCACACCGTGTTCTTGATGGTAATTTGTCTGTTGGTTTGTCTGATTCTGGACGAAAGAAAACATCGTACATATTACCTGATGAGCGCAATAACATATTGTATTCTGCTACTCATATCAATCATCCAAGTGCTATTTGGGTAAGAGTACGTGAATCACATTATCGTTGGCTGTTCGGCCTATGGATTGAACTCATGGAAGAATACACCTATCGTTATGGCAAGAATCACGCCTGTGAAAAACTGATTGGTTATCTCAACGCACCGCCAAAAAACATTGAGTTTGGTGGTGGTTTTGACCAACCTACACCTGCCATGCCTGATGATGTAAAAGTACCAGGTGATTCCATGAAGTCGTATCGAAATTACTATATAAAGAATAAGACACATTTGGCCTCATGGTCAGGTAAAGTTAATTCTCGTCCAGTACCAACTTGGTTTAACCCATGATTTATACATTTCTAAACAAGAACACAAACGAAATTGAAGAACATACGATGCGCCTTGCTGAGTATGATAAGTTCAAAGAAGATAATCCACACCTAGAACGATACTTTTCACCAGAGAATGTTGTCGGTCTAGGTGATGGTATGCGTATGGACACACCAGGAACAGGCAAGGCTGATTCCACATTCGAGAAGTATGTCATTAATCGAATGAAAGAAACCATTCCAGGAAACACCATTAAAGGTGGCCACAAAACCAAAATGCAGAGAGAATGGTAAAAATATTATTACCACACAATACTTGGGCATACCTTGATTTTATTACTGATGAAGAAAAAGATGCTCTCATCGAATGGATGTATTCACATTTAGATTCTACGATGGATAATGGACATGGTAGAAGATATAAACAAAACATGGAACTTTCGAATGATTTACCGGAAGTTTATAAGACTGTGAAAAATAGAATTGTCGAAACAGAAAATCTAAAAGATAATGGTTCACCAGTGTATGGTGACTTCATAAGTTTCAATTTTGAAGGTGCATCTATACATCCACATTCCGACACAAACAAAGGAAAATTAATACACACCAGATATAATCTATTACTATCGGTACCAGAATCTGGTGGTGAACCGATATATGGAAATGAATTGATACACATACAGGAAAAAATGCTTTGGCGTTGCCAAGCTGGCATATACACTCATGCAAGTAAACCTGTTGTTGGAACCAAACCAAGATTAAACATTTCTTTTGGATTTTTAGTATGAAACAAATACCCGCATTATTTCTTCCAAAAAGGAGCGAGAGTGACAAAAAAACCACCGTGAAGAAAGAAACCTCCAAGAAAAGACAATTTAAGAAAAAAGAGGAAAAGCAATCAAAAAGAATTGCAATATTATTAGCATAGGGAGTTTTAATGGCGACTAAAAAACAAGTGACTAGAGAAGATGTTATTGAAGAACAATCAACTAAGACAAAACATCAACCAGTAAATAATTCATTAAAGATTAAAATAAACGACTTAAAGACATTTCAGCCATTAACAGATAATCAAAAGAGATTCTTTGATGCATATAAACAAGGTGATTACTTTGTTGCACTACACGGCGTTGCAGGTACAGGTAAAACCTTTTGTGCATTATACAAAGCACTAGAAGAAGTATTAGACAAATCAAACCCATTCAATAAGATTATTATTGTACGAAGTGCGGTACAATCACGTGAACTAGGCCACTTGCCTGGTGATGTTGATGAAAAGATGGAAATCTATCAACAACCATACGTTCAAATCTGTCACACATTATTCGACCGCAAAGATGCGTATGCACGATTGTGTGAACAAGGTTACATTGAATTTATCTCCACATCATTTATTCGTGGTATGAGTTTCGATGATGCAATCATTATCGTGGATGAAATGCAGAACCTTACCTATGAAGAAATTGACACAGTTATGACCCGTGTTGGTTATCGTTCTAAAATTATTTGGTGTGGTGATTACAGACAAACAGACTTGAACAAACGTAAGAATGATATGTCAGGCATTCTCAAGTTCTTTGATATTGCACACCACATGACAGCATTCACCAAGATTGAATTTACACCAGATGATATCGTTCGTTCTTCTTTGGTGAAAGATTATATTCTAGCTAAACTACAATATGAAGATTCAAATTATTCAGACAAATATGCGATTAAATAATGTTTACATACTGCCCACCTAAGGTTCTAGAAGAACTAACATCCAAGACTTTCCCTGACGGCAAACGATACTACACCACACCAGATGGTGTTAAACTTCCATCCGTCACCACGGTCATTGGTGCAAAGGGTAAACAGTCCATATTAGAATGGCGTAAACGTGTTGGTGAAGAAAAGGCCAACCAAATATCACGTAAGGCATCATCACGTGGTACAAACTTACACTCAATCTGTGAAGATTATCTAAACAATAAACCTATTGGCATGGTGATGCCTGATGCCAAGGAAATGTTCCTTAAAATCAGGCCACTACTGGACAGAATCGACAACATTCACTATCAAGAATGTGCGTTGTGGTCTATCCAATTGGGTATGGCAGGTCGTGTTGACTGTATTGCGGAGTTTGATGGTGTATTGTCAGTTATTGACTTTAAGACTTCACGCCGTGTGAAAGAAGCCAAAGATATTGATAATTACTTTGCACAATGCGTTGCCTATGCCTGCATGTATGAAGAAATGATTGGTCAAGGTATCGACCAAATTGTTATCATTATGGCGGTGGAAGACTCAGAACCTCTGTTGTTTGTTGAAAAAACAGAGAACCATCTAAATACTTTATTGGAATATATTAAATTCTACCGTGAGAACGGTTGACAAGTAAAGATTTTTTATGTATAATGTGATTATGGTTGTATGAAGCAACTTGAAAAGTATTCTGGACGGGGGTTCGACTCCCCCCATCTCCACCAAAAGAATTCTACGTGTACCGTATCCGGCATTGAGTCGTGCGGTGAACTGGTGTCAAGCAGTAACAAGTGAACCTGTGGCACGAAGGCGACACCGGCCTCTTAGATAGAATTCTTTTGATGGGGATGCATTGGTTTCGACAGGGTAAAGAGTATAGAAGTGGACAACTTAACAGAGTAGTTATAAAAACTAATTAAAGTAAACGCAAACGATGAAAAGTTCGCATTGGCAGCCTAAACGCTGACTAGGGTTTCGGTTGGTTTCCTCGTAACAGAATAACCAACTATTTTTTTATTATAGGAGTTTTTATGAAGAAAATAGCAATCGCAAGCCTTGCAATGTTGGCATTCGCAGCATCAGCAGCTAACTATGTTTCAGTTGATGTTGACAATGTTTTAGGTCGTAATGGTTCTGCCGACAGCACCGCACAATACATTCGTGCAGGTAAAGAAATTGGTGGTATCCAGTATGGTCTACAAGGTCGTACCGCTAAATTCAAAGATGGTTCTGGTTCACTAAGTTCAGTTGAAGTAACTGCTGCAAAAAACAGTTTGAATGTTAAGGGAATCACACCATTTGTTGGTGTTGGCCACGACAATGGTTTCAACGGCGGAACAGGATATAACTATGGTCTAGTTGGTGCAACTTATGGTTTGCCAGTTGGTCCAGGTTTCTTGTTGACTGGTGTTAAGACACGTGTTGGTTCCACAGAAGATGGTGCTCGCACTAAACAAACAGTTGGTTTTGCTACATACAGCATTCCAGTTGCAAAACAAGTTTCTCTTAACTTGAACGCATCACGTAGCGGTCAGACAATCAAAGAGAACGCATTTGGTGTTGGTCTAGGCTTTAGTTTCTAAACAACCTAAATAAGTTAAATTAATCCATTTAGGATCGTGGTTGGAGGCAACCACGTTAAAAACCTTCATTACACTTACACACATCACAGGAGAAAACTATGTCAAACATGACACCCTTTGAAATTCGTCTCGAACTATTAAAAATGGCGAGAGATATGTTATACGATTCATATAATGCAGAACGTGACCGCATCACACAAGACTGGAACGTTAAGTGTGACTCAGCAAAGACCAAAGGTGAAACACCACCTGAACATCCGGCTTTGCCATCAATCCCCTCAGAACAAGATATTATCAACAAAGCTCAAACTCTAAATGGTTTTGTTTCTAATATCCAAGAACCAGTTAAGGTTTCTAAAAAGTCATCTTGAGGGTTGGGGTTCAGACCCCTTTACACACACAAGGAGAAGTAATGAAGAAATTCATTTTATTGACTCTATTTGCAATGTTACCTGTGATTTCACACCAACAAGAAATATCGGAAGTGCAACAAGTTTCTTTTGATATGGCCAAACAAATGGAATGTATGGCCAAGAATCTTTACTTTGAAGCAGCCAAAGAACCATTCGAAGGTAAACTGGCAGTAGCACAAGTTACAATGAACCGTGCAAACCACCCAAATTTTCCAAAAACTATTTGTGAAGTGGTGTACCAAAAAGTTAATAACACATACCAATTCAGTTGGGTGGGTGAAAAGAACAAAAAGGTTACCAACAAGTATGCATGGGAAGAATGTATGATTATCGCAAGGAAGGCCTTGACAGAAACAATCATACACGATACAATATACAAAACAAAGTCAATGTATTTTCACAACAACTTGGTTCATCCAGGTTGGAATCTGAGATACGTTGCACGAATTGGTAACCATTTATTTTACACTAGATAATGCCTACAAAAAATGAAATTGCTGAATTCAGCACCTTGATTATGACGCAAGCAGAGGAAATGAATACCTCTATCATGGACACAATTGTTCACCATTGTGAGCGCACAGGTATGGAGATTGATGTGGCATCCACATTGGTCTCTAGTGCCTTAAAATCTAAAATCAGGGAAGAGGCACAAGAATTAAATCTATTGAAGAAAAGTTCTAAGTTGCCAGTATGACATTTAATTTTGAAGAAGGGTCTGGGTTTTCTGCATATGCTCTCTACCAAGGGATTAAGCTTCATTTTACTTCTGATAGTTACGATTTTTTTAAGTATAACGGAAAGACCAACGTTTCCAAAAGTAACTTTGCTACTAGGAAAGACAAGTATACTTTCTACAAACTGTCTCGCAAGTATAACCTAGCTGATTTACAAAACTTTTATATTTCCAATTTCTTGGAAAGGGATGTGGCATGGGTTGGTGATATTGCCACAGGTGATGGTGAAACAATTTACAAAGACTGGCAGAAAAGAAACCAAAGCTTGACGTATCAATTCAAAGAAGATATAATGTATATACTCGATGAAACAAATGGTAATCCAAATGATTCATTGAAAGTTGTTAATGGTCAACATCCAGACTTGTTACAATATGTTTGGAGATATGACGTTAATATTGAAACTCTGGTTATATTAAATGACATTATGAATTTCTTACCTATGTGGGACAAAAAGATTACAGACACAATCATTTGGCCACAATGGAAAAGAAAAATTGAAAAGTATACACCTTTTGTAAATTATGATAAAGACAAATTATTGTCTGTTTTGAAAGAAAGTTTGAAAGACTATGCAGATAGATAAAATCTATGTTGATATGGATGGAGTAATTGCCAACTTCGAAAGACGATACACAGAGTTATATGGTAAAATCCCAGAAGAACAAAGACGTTCATCATTTCGTACAAATTTTGGAGACTTCATTGCTACTGGCCAATTTGCAACATTAGAATTGATGCCTGATGGTCGCAAATTGATTAATGCATTAGATGTATTAAACATTCCAAAAGAGATTCTATCTTCTACCGCATACCAAGAAGTTTATGAATCAATCGCTATGCAAAAAGCACGTTGGTTAGCAACACATAACATTGCATGGAAACAAAACTTTGTACCTGGAAAACACCTCAAGTACAAATGGGCAACACCAAATTCAATCATCATTGACGATACATTAAGTGTTATTGAAGATTGGAAAGAGGCAGGTGGTATTGGTATACATCATAAAAATACCGAACAAACTTTGTCAGAATTGATGGATATACTGACAAACTCGCCTAAATAAACCATATTATGAATAATGTGGACAATCCGTTTATATTCCGTTATATTCCGTTAATAAGAAAGTAGGTAAATTATGGTAGATTTCGCCAAATTGAAAAAGAGTTCAGGCAATCTGGACAAACTCACTAAAGCCGTAGAAGCACTCAACGCTTCGTCAGACGGTAAATCCGACAAAGAGAACTATTGGAGACCAGAGGTAGATAAAGCCGGCAACGGTATGGCTACTATTCGTTTCTTGCCAGCTGCAGCTGTAGATGGTGATGATGGTCTGCCTTGGGCAAAAATCTTTGAACATGGATTTCAGGGACCTGGTGGTTGGTTAATCGACAAGTGTTTGACAACCAAAGGTCAACAATGTCCTGTTTGTGAACACAATAACAAATTGTGGAACTCAGGTATTGAAGCAAACAAAGATATCGTTCGTAAACAAAAGCGTAAACTATCTTACATTGCAAACGTGTATATCGTATCTGATCCTAAGCATCCAGAAAACGAAGGCAAAGTTAAATTGTTTAAGTTTGGTGCCAAGATTTTTGAGAAGATTACGGAAGCAATGAACCCTCAGTTTGAGGATGAAACACCAATCAATCCATTTGATTTGTGGAAAGGTGCCAACTTTAAGTTGAAGATTACTAAAGTTGCTGGTTATCAGAACTATGACAAGTCTGAATTTATGTCACCATCAGCATTGTTGGATGACGATGAAGAACTTGAAAAGATTTGGAAGTCTCAACACTCTCTGTCTGTATTGACAGAAGATAAAGAATTCAAATCATATGATGACTTGAAGGCTCGTTTGGACAAAGTTTTGGGTGCTACTGAAATGCCTAAGACAACTGTTGAAACAATCAAGGCTGCTGCACCAAAAACACCAAAATCTTCTGAGGGTGAACCATGGGAACCAGAAACAGAAGATGATGATATGGCTTACTTCTCTAAGTTAGCTGAAGATTAAACAAAAGCTCCTTTCTCAGAACTTTGTTTAGACCCCGCCTAGTGCGGGGTTTTTTATTGGTTAAACAACTCTTGTTGAATCAAATATCATGCGCTCGAACGAATCTTCATGGTTACGAACGTCAGGAATAGGCCTTTTAACAGGAACAGACATTTGTGATGTATTCACATTTGTGTTATTTGTGGTTTCAGTTGGTGTCTTTGGTGGCGGTGCAATCTTAACATCCAAGTTTTGTTTTTGCACTTCATCAAATTTTTTATTTGTCTGAGAGTCTTGAATTGTAGCTTTTGGTGCTAAGTTATTTTTCTTGGTTTCTGCTGGAATTTTTTGTTCATTTTCAGTAGGTAGTATTTTACTTACATTTCTACCTTGACTGTCAATATGGTGAATACCTTTTTGACGTTCTTCAGCTGTTGTTCCTGTTTGTGGATCCCAACCAATTTCTTTCAAATAATTATCTTGCATATCTTTATCACGCCAGAACAAATATGACTTTTTATTTGATGGTCTGTCAGCTAATATTCTCAATCTCTTTTTCTCGATGGCAGAGGTTTCTTCTGATGCTTCTACGATAGCGGTACTAACTGCTGCAGGATCACCAGCACCAAGAATTTGTTTTGTAGTTTGTTCAGGATTCTCATCATTATACAACAATGACAACATAGCTGCACCAGCAGTAATATACAAACCTAGTGGTGTCAACAAAAACATTCTCATCAAAGATGGTAGAGCCTTGGCAGCAACCGCAGCAGCCGTAACAGCACCTGCACCAGCAGCAACGGCAGCTGCAACAGTTCCTGCACCTATACCAGAACTTGTTGGTGCAACTCTTACTGCTTTTCTTTTTATCTTTTTACCGGTCAACAACTCAAGAGCATTCAAGACCTCTTGATGGCGTCTTTCTCTTTCCATTTCGACTTCTTCCATCTTGTTGTCACTAAGTTCTTTTCTACGCAATTCATTTTCATGCGTAGTTGCCATCAGTTTATACATCTTGGAAAGAATATCATTCAAATCACCTACTACATCTTCTTTTGGTAGTGGTCTGATTTTGTCGGCTTTGATTCTGTTTTCACGAATTGGTTTGAAGCGACCTGAAAAATATTGAATGTCTCTTGGGTCTCTACCCAATAAGTGACCAAGCAAAGCAGGTCCCAAAGAAGAACCAAATGTTAGAAACTTAGCAATGTTCAAGGGGTCAAACTTTTCAGTTATACCCTTTACTTTACCACGTATCTTTAGTGATATACCTTTTTTGATGCCTTTTGCTATGCTCTTCTCATACATTATCTGATCCGATATTAAATCGGTCAGTTTTGTTTTTCTAATTCGCTTGGCTTGTTGATAGGTTATACTCATTTATTTCTATCTTTCTTCTGTTGGTATACCGAACTGTCATTACCACCAGTTTCAACCGGCACAGATTGTGAATTATTAAAATCAACATTTGTATTGTTGATTATTTGTTGTATTGAGGTAAACTCTTGCATTGCTTCAATCATATCTTTTCTGTCTTTTGAAGTCGCATCTAATCTTGTGCCAGTTGTTGCAACAGCAGGAATAGTTTGCACTTTAAGACCACTTGAAACCAATCTTGTTTCTAAAACAGATTCAAAGTCTTTTACTTTTATTCTTGACAGTTCTGGGTTTTGGTCTTTTGGATCACTAAGTTTTGCTTTGATGATTGCATCACGGACAGTAATATCTTCACCTCTGGCTGCGGCACGATTTACTGCAACGGCACCGGCAGGACCAACATAGTGTGCCATGTACATATTACCTGGTGTTGTTTGCACACCATTTCTTTTTAGATATGCTTCGTTGCCTCTATAAAAGTGTTCATTCATTTCATCCTGTAGTTTTGGTGTGAACTTTGCATCCATAGGCAAGTTCATTTCATCTATGACATTTTGTAAGGTTGAACCTACAAATTGGTACTTACCAACGGCACCAGTATTTTTCTTTGTCTTGTTTCTATAATTTTGGAAATCTCTGACTTCAGCCAAAGTCATATCGGAAAGTTTTTTGCCACTATATTCTTCGGCAGTTTTCAATCCCATAGAATTGACAATTTTACCATTTACCTTTCTATCACCAAAGGCAACATCATAACCACCAGAACCTGCTTCAGCAGCACCAACAGCTTGTGCAATGGACATTCCTCCGAGACCCACGGCCGCTGTGGTTGCAACCTTTGCAGCGGTTTGACCAGTGAACTTCTCTCTGACCTTTGAGGCGAGTTCCTTACTTTTCTGGACAAAATTCGGTAATATACCTTCGGTAGGAGGTTCTTCTTTTTGTTCCGCTTTCTTTTCTTCCTTTTTTTCTTCTTGTTTTTGTTTTTTAGGTTCAATTCTGCGGACTGTCAAAGCTTTCAATATCTCTTTATGTCTCCTCAAATCTTCATTATCATATTCTTCTTTCTTGGATTCATCCATATCGGCAAGTTTTTGCTTATTGGATTCTATTTTTACCATTAATGCATATAATGCACCAAGTATTTCTTTACTAGAAGAAGAACTTGAGAATTCTTGATTATCTTTTATGTGTAACGACTTTAACAGACTAGAAGTTGTTTTCGTAGTCTGTTCTGATAATTTCGGAGACACCACATCATCTGGCACATAATCACTTGCCATTTTACTGCGTGGACGTTTTGTTTCTTGCTCTATCATTTATTCTTCTGTCGTTCTTTAAGTTTTTGGTTTTCTTCCTCAATATATTGGATTAACATAGTAACATAGATATCTCGTTCCCAAGGTAACATGCTTTCAAGTTCAGTTAGACTATACTTATGGTGTTGCATCAATGAAAA